CGGAAGAAGACCTGTCAAAGACCGATTCAGGCGAGACGGGTTCAGAGAGTGAAACAGAGTAAACAGAAACGCCATGCAAGCAAAGATTTGGAATTTCTCTCAGTGGATAAAAGAGACCGACCCGAAGCGTCTCAGGGACATTTTCGATGAAGCCCTGAAAACGTCAGGTTTCAACGTTCTCTGCTTCACTGACCACCATTTTCAGCCTCAGGGTTACACAGCCCTGTGGCTTCTGACAGAAAGCCATTTCGCCGTTCACACTTTCCCTGAGTTTGAAAAGTCGTATATTGAGCTTTCAAGTTGTAACTTGGAATTCTATCAAGAGTTCCTAAAACTGACAAAAGAACTATGAGCGCAGCACAAGATAAGAAACAAAGACAGATGAAGCTCGCCCGCCTTGAAATCGTGGCGCAGCTCTTCAAGCGTGGTTACAGCCGCCGCAAGATACGTGAAGAGGTCAAGAACCGTCTTGACCTGAAAAGCTATTCCCTCGGCACGGTTCAGAGTGACGTTCAGACATTGTTGGCTGAATGGCGTGAAGACCGTATCGAAAACACCGATGATTTGGTGCAGCTTGAACTTGAACGCATTGACGATGCAGTGCGTGAGTTGTGGGAACAGTGGGAGAAGTCAAAGACAGACTATAACAAGACACAACGCAAGCAGAAAGGCTCTCCCTCCCGTGACAGCGAGACGGGTCAGACCTCAATCAAGACGTATCAGACAGAGCGAACTGAAACAGAGGTTATCTGCCTTGGCGATGCTTCTTATATCGCCGAGATACGAAAGCAGCTTGAAGAACGCCGCAAGCTCCTCGGCTTATACGCCCCTGAAAAGAAAGACATCAACGCCAACGGCTCATTTGCCGCCTATCTCATTGAGAGCGGCATGATAGATGAAGCCGAGCAAGAGGCGGGAGAGGGCAAGGAAGACGAATAAGCCCGATTGCGGCTCTCTGTCGGCGTAAGTATTCTGAGTGGTTCACTTATCCCATTCAAAAGCGTACCGCCGACATACTCAAAATTCGGAGAAAATAACTATGGCAAAGAAACAACGGAAAGAAACTATCAAGAAACTCAGTTTTGAGGTCATAAACTCATGGCGGGCAGATTGGAATAAATTTGTCCGTGAAGCCTTTGGCGTGAACCTTGACCCCGAGCAGCAAGAAATTCTGTCAAGCGTTCAACACAACAGGCGCACGTCCGTTGCCTCAGGCACAGCCCGTGGCAAAGACTTTGTCGCCGCTTGTGCCGCCATATCGTTTCTTTATCTCACGCCCCGTTGGAGGCGCACAAAGAACGGGGGCGCAGAGTTGGTTGAGAACACGAAAGTGGC